GTATACTACCTGGCCTACTTAGCGAGCTCTCTAATTAATTTAACCGTCTCAAAGCTATTTATGCCACTAACTACATCGCCAAACTGGTTAGTGACAACCGCCCCAGCGCCTTTCCCTAGATTAAGCATCCTATCATACTTAGAAACGGAGGAATTGCTGAATTTCAAAGAATATTTATCTAACTTATAAACATACTCGACTAAATTTCTAAACAGTGGGTGATACTTACAATTTTCTAAAATAGATATAGTCCTAATACTATAATAGTCAACCCCTAAAAGCCCAAAGTCTTCGAAGTCAGAGTATCGCTCTTGGAATACAATCCTACATAAAGCACGGTACACAGGATAGATCCCCCCAATTAACCCATTACTACAGTATTCTTTGTGATATAGTTTCTGTAGATATATAGCATAGTCTTTAGCTAAGCTGGATTTTGACTCATTAAATTGCAGACCGCAACGAATAAATTCATCTTTAAGACTATTTACTTTGGCTTCGCTTAAACAGTAGAGTTCATCATCACCTTGAATCTGAAAAGGTGTATCTCCTATAACCTGAGACGAGACTAAATACTGAGCAATTGAGTCGACTTCATTGGTGAAGGTAGAACCAGAAGGAACGCCATGTTGACCAGACATTACGCCGTCAGGAGTGATTATACCGATAGTGGCAAACCTATCTGCTATAGAGTCTAAGTCTTTAGAACACGAAGGTTGATAAAGTGACTTGATATAATCAAAACTGAGCTTCTGAAGTTCATATTTGACTGTGGAGTCATACGAGCTAAAATCAACTGAAAGAAGTTGAAGTCCACTAGTGCCTGATTGAAGCACCATACTAGTAACTGCCTTATCTACTGCATTAGGGCCAATCAGAGCCGAACGCCAGGACAGTTTCTTTTGAAACGATAGTAAAGGATAGTAATACTGCTGCTCTTTAACAGTATCGGCTATTGGGTATCCCCAAACGTTGCGGGTTTTGTTACCTTCTTGCGTCCTTGTGAATAATATACAAGGGAATTTAGATTCATAAATATGCTCGTAATCAGATAACGCCATCTCTTTAACCTTACGTTTCTGAGTATAATACGGTAAACCGGAATTAGTAGTATTCTTAAGTAAATTAAATGAAGACTCTAAACTAATAGGCCTAAGTTGGTTTGAACCCCTAAACGATGAACGTAGATTAAGCTTTTCACCGAAACCAAAATAGTCAACTAAAGATTGCTTCCTTTCAGACCAAGGCTTAGCTATGGATCTGGGACCGTATTTATCTCTATTAAAAGACTCTAGATCTCGCAAAGGTTTATTCATCTTAGTTAGATTGCTTTCAAAGATTTTATCAAAATCCTTAAGAATAACTGAGGGATCGTTATCTTTACCGATAGGGGTAAGAAACACTTCGTTACTACCTGAAACAATTCTATCGAGATGGAGGGATAAGCGTCTAATTACATCTTTATTCAAATTTAAGGAGTAAAGGAAAGAGTAATTATAAGGTTTTGCTTCCACAGATGAGCTTTGGTCTAAATTTACGAAATCTAGAGTGTCCATTATCTACGACCTCTTCTATTATTAGTGTTACCTCTATTAGGGAAAGGTTTATTATAATCCCTTTTATCTGGAAGAACCCCAATGGAATCGATGCTCATTAACCACTCCGTTAATTTAATAGAAGTTTCGTAAATAGTGGAAGGAGTTACACCTAAAACTGGACAAGCACCTGGTGAAATAGTAGAGATACCAAAATCATAAGAATTAGCTTCATTAGTGAAACAATTCTTGATTGGGTCAGTAGTAGTGTTAGTAAAACTGATGTGTACTATTTGATTAAAACCAGTGTTGCTGCCAACCAAACTATACTCAGAAGCAGACGCATATAGATACTGATTCCCAGAGAAATTAAATTGGGTAGCAGAACCGGGGTTGGTTACTCTATACGTAGTCGGAACAGGAGTTATTAGGGAAGGTAACCACTCAGCAGATGTCTCATCGAATATTGACATAAGAGCATAAGCGCCACCATCAAGGTTATCAGTCCAAGATGAATAAAGAGCGCGATTACCAGCACTAATCCATGAATTACTCAAATTGTTTGGTAAATTCAAAGTAGTTTGACTATCTTGACCTACCGTTGCAGGAAGGTTAGCGAAGATAGTTTTGAAATTATCATCATAAAATGCGACTGAATTACTAGACGGCATGTAACCAGTTATCCATGCGGGACAAGCTCTAGCTATAACAGCGAAAGTAGAACGATAAGTTTGTAACCCATCAATTGCCGTAGCGATAGCGCTAACATCAGGAGAATAACCTGGACTAGTTTCATTATTACCATTAAGTAAAATGTTACCAACTGGGGTCATCTTGATAAGAGAAGTACCAACACAGTCACTCTCATTGAAAGTTTGCATCAAATAATAGCAAAGTTTAAGAAGGTTAGGCGGTATAGGAAGACCAGCCAGAAGCCAACGTAAAGTAACTAAATTATTAATTGCAGGAGGAGTGATCCTTTCTCGCATGAATAGCATCGCGGCGTTTCGGTTCATAGGATTATTAACATAGGTAAGTATACCATCGAAGAAGCAATAGACTTGCAGGGCTAAGCTAAGGCGTTCACTGTGTTAATAAGATTAGAACCAGTTAATAAAGTAGTGTCTATAGAGAATGAAACCGCTCTTTGAAGGGCGTTTTGCATCTGAAAAGAGACTACTTGAGTAAAGAAATTATTTAGATCACTACTATAAGTGGGTAATTGAAGCTGGGCACCACACATAAATAGTGGAGTGTAGCCAGAATCTTTCTCGTGATAGAACGGTGAGTAAGCGGTTGGTTTAATACCTGTATTTAACTCTATTCTAATAGGGTCTGGATTATAACCATATGAGCCAAGAGAAGGGATCCCCCCACCACCAAGGCCTTTGTGTCCGCCTGAGCCGCTACCACCACCACTTTGAGGAGGTATCTTAAAGGTTGGCCCT